CGAACTGGTGCTTCGGATGTGTAGGTGTCCCAATGCCAGGAGAACTTCTGTAGCGGGCGGTATCGCAGGATCTGCAACTGTTGGATGCCTTGGATGTCGAAACGCCATTGCTCGGCATTGATGCCTTCCGTAATCTCTCGCATCACATTGTAGATCCATTCGTAATGTTTGGCGAAAGGTATCCAGCACGATGAGCAGGTTCGCGTACGCGATACCGTACGGGTCACTCCATCCTTCGACAGCACTGGCGCACGCTTCATACCGATCACTTCCGCATCTTGGCGCAGCATCTCACACTGCGTCTTGGTTAGGACGTAGCGATCTACTGATGCGGTTAAAACCTTCTGCTTAAACTCGCTCATTTGATCTCCTTGGATAACTCAAGCAATGCTTGGTTTAGCGCGTACTCAAAGCACGCCGTCTTGTCTTTGACAATATGCTGGCGGCCAGCCTCGGCCATAGCTTCATATAAATCATCGTCAACATTGACTGTGATTTTGACGGCATCGTACTCCTCAACCTTTAGAAGTTTGATATGCTTTCCAGCTTTTCTTTTCCTCATAGATCCAGTTCCTTTCTTATAAAATCAATCAATTTGAAGATGATGTACAACGCACAGTAGATTGCCGATAATGTCATCGAGCTGTAAAGCACAAACCAACCGATTACCCAAACAACTCCAGCCATATCAAGTAGGCAGAGCATAGTCGTTTTCCTTTAGTTTCCGTAGCAACGTTCTATTGTCGATCTGCACCCCGCTGGCTCTGCACCACCAAGAAACAACGCCAGTCTTAAAGTCACGCAATAGCTTCTGTACCTCGTGCGAGTTCTTATACTCCAAGGCATCGTTGAGTGGCACGCCTTGGTGATCCTTAATGATCTTCATGCCCTTAACCATCCCTCGCTTGCGTAGCATCCGCAGATCGCGGATAGCTTGCAGCGCAACCTCTCCAGCCAACTGTTGCACTCTGTCATCGTAGTCTCCACGACATAACTGCGTGGATCTCACCGACCTAGCTCCACCAGCTTCGCTTCGTCTTCTTTAATCTGGTTAGCTAACTTAACTAGATCGTTCGACTGCCCAGCGTAATGAATAATCATCGCATCCTTGTAGCGGTCTAATCCAAAGTGCGACTCAACGCTGGTCATACAATTGAATGACGGGTCAAGCTCAGTTAGCGGAATGTTCCACAGATGCGCCATCACATTGAGCCAAGTCTGCTCGGCAAAGTGGTTAGGGTGCAGGCCAATGGGCGGCATTGACAAGATACCAACGGCCTTGGTATGAACTACGAATACGCCAGTGTTGACATAGAACTTAGGCTCGATCATTCCGCCGAATGCACCAGCCAGCTTCACCATATCTGGCTTACGATCCAGATAAGCTCCCTCGTCAAAGGCGCAGAACACGCCAGCGTCCTCGGATAGCTTGGGGCAATCGTTTGCAATCAGAACATCAGCGTCAACGAATGTCACCTGGTCGTAGCCCTTCGTTGCCATAATGTTTCCAATGGCAGACTTGGAGTATTGGGCTGGATGGGTAAGAGGCTTGTCGATCAGAATGAAGTCAGTGCTGTGGCGTTTGCAGTACGCCTCCATCCTCGGCCTAGTCAGATCAATAATCTTCTGCCAATCCTCACCAAACGATTGTGTTACTAATGCTTGTTTCATTTGCCAGCGTCAAAATCTTCTGTTGCTTGAATGGACAAAAGGTCATCAGCCTTTTCCAGCAATTCCTTGCTTGGATTCTTGATGTCCTCAGTAGCAGTTGAAATTTCAATTTTTGACATAATCACATTGTTAACCACCTTGGCATAGCAATGTTCTCTGTATCCAACTGGACCAATATCCTCGGTGATAGTATCAATCTCTGCGTTGCCATACGCAGTGTACTTTTCTCCATTAAACTCAAAATCAACACTTACATCTTCCATAATCATAATCTTGTTACCTCTTTCTTTATTTGTGCCAACGTGAACAAGCATCGTACCAGCGCACGCTCCAAGTGGTCAACACTTGTCTCGCCGTTATTATCAGGACAAGGCGTGGACTTGTGGAGTTGCATCTGCGCTGTGGCTAGGTGGCGAACAGCTCTGGCAATATGGTAATCGTGAGTAGGCCGATCCTTCTCAAGCCAATCTCCGTATGCAGACTTATCCGATCCTTTGCCCATCACTCGCCACACTATCTCCTGCGCAGCGTTACCCATCTCTTGAATCGTTGGTGCAGTCATTTTGCAAGCCTCCTATAAAATTCGTCCAGTAATCCTTCTAACCACAAGACATCCGCTGGGTCAATCACAACTTCATCCCAGGAGGCGTGTAGCCCTTGACCCAAGCCCATACTTTCTGCATCGCGCAGAAGGCAATACCAGCTTGGTATAACTCGTCTTCGTCCCAAACCTTCGTTGTCAGCTTGGTAGCATCATTTGACGCTAGGACAACCGACACGCAGGCGCACCTAGGATTCTCGCTTGCGGCTCTGTATGCCCAAAGCTGGGCGCAATCCGTATCGTAGAAAGGATCGTACTTAGGATTAACCTTACGATTCTTTAAGTCGATGATAGCGTCACCAATACCGCGTAGCTTGACGTAGGCATCACACCTGCCCGCATACCCTCCGCCGACAAGACCCTTTTCGCACCAGTAGGTTTTCTCAACATTCTTTTCTGCCCACTCGCTGAATGTTTTGATGTACGGGGCAAGTGTTTCATCTGTGGATACGGCTCTTCCCAAGAGGATGTTCTCCATTTCGGTGTGCATTTTCGTGCCGTGTTCAGCTGCCTTCGTTGTTGATTCTTTAGAGTCCTTAACCACTCTTCGAGCGTAGGTTTCGAGCGTTTCATCTGCCTCCTTCGGAAGTGTAAGCGAGGACATAATGGCCTGCTCAATCTTCCACGCCGTCAATTGCGGCTTATCCATAATACCAAGCACGCTGGTTACAGATGGGTACAATCCCATCTGGCGCGCATCGGCTACGGTTGTGTTTCTTTCTTTTCCGTTCTTGCCGATCACAACGTGGGCGGATTCACCCTCGGCTGTGTACCAATGTCCCGCCTGGTCACTACTGACCAGACGGGAATTAGTAGGCTCTTTCGCTGTGATTGTAAGAGCCATTTGATTTAGAATGGCACTTGGTTGCCGTCTGCGTCCACCTCGACCTTAGTGGCCGTGGACTTACCAGCAGCGGTAGCAAACTCCTTGGATGCGCGAATCTTCTCCTGCAACCAATCGGGCATATCGTTGAACTGACCAGCCTCACCCTGTTCGATCTCGTAGTACAACTGATCGTTGGTGGTTGTAGCTGGTGCTTTCATACCCTTGGGGAGTTTGGATGCACCAGCAATGGCGCAATACTGCCGACCTTGCTGGCTAGTCTTGTGGATCAGCGTAAGCATAGCTGGCTTGCCCAATAGGTTCTTCAAGCTGAATGCCTGGAGTTCTTTGGAGGTGAAGGTTTGACCGCGCCATTGTTCTAGAAGCTTGCGAAGGCTTGCTTTCTCTCCAAGGCTGCGGGTCTGCTCAATGGAAACAACCATAGGCTTTTGGACTGTGGTGCGTTTACCATTCTCCTCGACCTCAAACTCATCGGTTTGATCGGGCAACTCAAAGGTCAAGCGGACTTTTGGTGTCCACTTCTCTTGGTTGTCCCAATTCGTCTTCTGGTGGCCTAGATCAACTAGGCTGTAAAGAACGCCAACAGTTGCTCCAGCTTCGGGCAACTTGCGTTCCATCTTCTGCGACTCACTTATTGTTAGTGCCATGTTATTTCTCCTTTATTTATTTGGGTTTAGTTTTGGTTGTATGTATGGGGTAAGTTCGTCTTGATTATGTACCCAGAATCCAGCACCGACTGTGGTTGACATAGGATTGCTTGGTACATATTCGATCTTCACATTTGCAGGCGCAATTTGTCGAGCTAATTCGCACACGCTGTCGGCGGTCAGTATAACTAGCCACTCTTTGCGTCCGTTACGGCGGAAGAATACGGATGGGATCTTGCCCTTCGGACAATCCCGCTTGGATTGCTCCATCCATTCTTCGGGTTTGAGTGCTTGGCATCGTTTGCCTTCGATATGAAATGGAAAGTTCTCGCAGACTACATCACCGCTACCGCCTTCTGGATTGCCTGCGAACTGTTGGCTACGTCGAGCCTTCTGCCAACCCTGCTCCCGCAGGTAGTTTGCTAATTCTCGCTCACCAGCTGCGCCTTTAGCCCGACTATTGATTTTGCCCATTGGTTGGGTTTAGCTGTCAACCCGCGATGGTGTCGATATATATTTTAATCTATTTTAGTTACGCCAAGTCTTATTAGCTCTGCTAATATCCTCATTAAATCGTCTAATCATTGCCATCATGGTTAATTTCTCGACTATCTTTTTGTTCTTCTTGACCCAAGCCACAGCCTCGTCAAAGGATTCTGCATCCTTCAGCCCTTCCTCGAACTTAGCCCACGCCTCTTTCTCGTTCACAGGCTTTGGAATACACGCCAGTTCTGGCCTGTCGATGGGCAAAGTTTAGTTGTTATGCTTTTGCACTTGGCGATGGGCAACAGCCAGAACAGATCATCGTTCATGCCCCAGCAGGCCACATAATCCACGCCACTGATGGCGCGCTTGGGGATATTAAATCCATTGCCACTGCTGGTAGTGAAGCGGTATTTGGTGCGCCCAGGTTCTACGGTCTGCGCGGTCTTAACCTGGATGCGGAAGAACTTATTGTTCTTCTCTGCCACCACATCGTACCCTGCGAAATCCTCGTATGGCGTAAGCACGTTGTACCCGCACCGAAGCAACGCGCCAGTAACGCGAGCTACACCTACTGCCCCAACTTGGCGTGATGTTAATTTCATGCTTGACGGCTTTCGGTTTGTGCTAGAGACTTTTCACTATGAAAGCAATAACAATGAT